AACCGTATACTTGCACGTCAGGCCTGGAACGTATCAATTCCATCCAATAAACAATATTGTGACGGCCTGAAAAATCACCGTCCACATATAAACGTAATACTTTATTTTGTGGGATCTCATTAAATGCATGCTGTATAGCAAGACGGCCTGCAGCGCTGCGCATTAAAACGCTGTTTTGCAATTGTCTAAAAAATGCAGCCGGATACCGCCAGCCCTTGAAAGAGTAACACCAGCCAGCTGCAAAGTTTTCATTATCTCTTTTGTTATTTTCCCCAAACAAACAAGCGCCCGCACCTGGACAATCAAAACCGGGCAAGCTGCTAAAAGCATAAAACGGTAGTTTTTTATTACCAGCAGCTGCAAAGATAGAAAAAAGGGCAGGTCTGTTTTGATCTTCAAACCAAGCTAAAAAGCGCGTCGCAAAGTACTTTGTTGTATTACGTACCGTTGGATCTCCTGGAATCGCCGCAATCAATTTTGCAAGTGCTGGCAAATCGTTTGCAAGCGCAGCGCGTGCAAGTTCAAGTTTACCGGGCGTTGATAGTTTGGGAAGTGCTAAAGTTTTCATATCACTTAGTTTCAATGTAAAAAACTGTATACCCTTTTCGCTTCCAAAAAGCATATTTTTCTAATTTAGCAGCAAGATCTTTTTTATTAAAAGACCAGCCCAACTGAAAAGCAGCGCCCGCCCGGTTACGTTTATAAATATAATATGTCATATGTAGTAATTTGAGTTGATAAAATGCGGATTATTACCGCGAATACACACAATGTATACTATTGTAGTTTGAGGTCAAGTAAAAAGTAAAAAAAAGTTTTATAGCATGCTTGCACGCCATCGCTCCGCGATGCCATGTTTAGCGCTTAGCAAGATAACAATGGAAGCATGGAGACAATGAAAGCGTGCTTGTTGGGAAAAAGATGTGCGCGTTTAAATGCAAGTTAGTTGCAATTGAAAGTTGCGAGCTGAAAAAGATGTGTGCTGAAAAAAGCATTCCTCGATCCATGCCTAAAAAATGAATATGTACGAAGTATTTATTTGTACTAAGTATGTATTTAATCCGGCTTGCATTTCATCATTCAATCTTGCGTGCAATTCATACGAAAAACTTGCAAGCTCGCATCTGAATACACTCAATCCCACTATTCATGCATGGCGTGCAATTTCTAAAAAAAATAACATCACCCAATACCCTTTGCTTTACATGTGTATAGCTAGTGCATTTACACTAACTAGGAGGGGGAGGGGGCTTGCCTAACTCCCTGCGTTCTTTCTATATTATTATCACCCCCCGCATAACTTTTTTCGCAATATGCCCCCCTGGATGGGGCTTCGTTTTGCGCATGGTTATTATGGGGACACGCCCACCACACCCACGCTCACCTCATCCACGCCCACCACACCCACGCCCACCACACCCTCACCCCCACGATCCTGCACCTTGCGCGCAGCATGGCCTCGTTACCGAGGGTATTGATATGTAGTTTGGGAAGGGGTGTTCCGCTTTTATGTGGTTACGGAACAGGTGATAGAAATAACCAGAGGGGAAATCCTAAACCCCACCGCCACAATACCTGTAAAAGTTAGGTGTCTATAGGTTTATATATTCTATGCCCTGCATGGATAACAACTTCCTTGCATAGTTCTATGAACTCTTGATCGGTCATCATACCTTTTGCCCGGTTTGCTTCTGGGCATACGATTTGCAGGTTATCGAGTGAATTATCGCCCCCTCTTGCGATGGGTAGGATATGATCATACTCGTAGGTATCTGGTTTATTAAAGTCTATGGGTCTGCCTGTAAGTGCGCATGGGAAGTGGTCACCGAATTTGGCTTGTACATCTTTGTAATTGAATGTCATACGTCTTTGAAAGGTGAATGCTTTGCAGGTAATTGCTTTTGATATTTGCCTTGGTGTTTTATTTAAGTACCAGGGGAGTGTAATTTTGTTTGTAGGTTTTGGGTTTTGGAATCTATAGATTTTTTTTCTGTTTAATTTTTCGTGTATGGGGATTTGTATTGTTTTATCTCTTACCTTTTGCCTTGTTTTTTTGCGTAGTGCGTAGGAGACGGTTGATTTTGAACATTTTAATTTCTTTGCAATTTGGTTAAAGGACAGTCCTTTTCTGCGTAGTGCGATAATTTTTTTATTTAGTGGAGTTGTCATTTGGAGTGATATCCACGACTTTTTCCTCTGATGCTTTTGTGGGTTGTTTTTTAACTTCTTTGGTTGCACCCTTTAGGATTGAACGAACTTGATCGGGTGACATGTCTGAAGAGCCGAGAGTTACATTTGCGGATGCGGTTATATTGGATGGTCTGCCTGAGACGGTTAGGAACTTGTCCATGAGTACGGCAACTGCGTAGGCGAGGTTTTGGGGTGGTATTTCGTCTAGTTTATTGTGCAGGGTGTTTAGGGAGTCTGCGACCATATCTGAGAGTTTGTTATTTACTTTGTTTAGGAACTCCTGCTCTGTCATGTCTAGGCGATAGCGTAGGAAGTTACCGATTGACTGACGAAGTTCTGGATCTTGTTTCATTAGGATCTCTGCTTCTTTTTTCCCATTTGATTGTTTGGCTGCAATCTTGGCTGCTGATTTTATAATATTATTTTTTGTCATTTCATCACAGAATCCACGGACTGTACCGGGCTTCCTTGCTCTTCGTTTATATTGTTTTGGCATGAAATTTTAGTTTTTTTCAAAAAGAACTTGATTTGTCAAGATAAAGACTACATAAGGTGACAAATGGATACAGAACGAGCGAAAGGTGTTTTAAAGGAGGCGTGTATGAATTACACGGAGTTTAGTGAATTGGTTGGAGTTAAGCCTGTCACAGTCAGGCTTGCCTTTAGTAATGACCGATTAAGCAAGAAGATGGTTACTTTACTGCTTGAATTGGAGAGTAATCAGAAGGAAGAGGTGGAGAAAGAGGAGAGGGTATTGATAAAGGAGGGGATGATTAAGCAGAGTATGGATGAGATCCGTACTGCGAAGGTATATATGCTACCTAAGAATCCTTACCTTAGATTTATAGAATTTAGTGATGGTACACATGGTCGCATCCGCGCTCAACCTGGCAAGTTTGGATTGGGTAGTGTGGTTAAGGTTAAGAGGGAAGATGGCGATATGTACAGTTTGGAAGGAAACTACGACAGAAAGGACAGATTGATATGAGTGATGAATGTGATGAATATCACGATGAATTAATTGCTGACAGACGGAGGCGACGTGGTGAGGGATGGCGTAATCCGACTGAGGATGAGGAAGAGGAAGAGTAATGCAGAACTAACATGGAAGACTTTGTGGAAGGAAATGAATGCCATGTGCCATACGAGGAAGTCCAGAAAGCATGGTTAAGATTTTGGAACAAGAACGAACTTGCAATCAATTCATATGGCAAGGTCTACCGCACAAAAACGCCCAGGCGAATGCCTGACAGAATAGACGACTTTAGAAATTATGCCAAACGAAGTAAGACAATGTACACATGAGTTTAAGAACTTGATCCATCGTTGGTCAGAGGAATCTGACATGGAGGATGACACTATTGTTGAATGCATGGTTTGCGCAGCAAGGGAGTATTACAAGGAAGATGTAATCGATTTTCAATGCGATATGGACTTAGAGGAGGAAGAAGAATGAATTTATATGCACCCACGGGAGAGAAGATTGAGAATTGGCCATTATGGGTCAGGAGATTAACAGATGAGAATATGGTCTTAAAGCGTAGAGTAATCGAGCTTGAGAAGCAGTTAATGGAGGAGCAAGCAAGACAAGCATGAAGTGGATAGATGGAGATGATGATTGGACTATTGAACAGCAGAAGTTGTGGGCAAGGAAAGCACCCTTTGGGTGGCAGAGATGTTGGAAGTGCGGGTCACAATGGAAACAGTTTTTTGAACCAACCTGTACATGTTGATGAATGAAAGTACCCAAGGGTTTCAATCCGATCTTTTGGAGAAAATACGGGCGAGCGATATCGACATCAGTTGCAGAATTACCGAGGTGCGACTTGAAAAAGCTAGGGCCGCCACCCTTACAATTAAGCCCAGAGACGTTGGAACGGATACGGAAGGCTGGCAAATTGGTGAAAAGGAAATCCCGTGCAACTCGCTCGAAGAAGCAATCATCGTAGGGATAGAGATTCTTAATCGTGGGTAAAGTCACCTATGCAGATGAGATTAACGCACGCTTTGGTCTGCCCTGGACTGAGGATTTAAAGTATGAAAAAGGTGAGTTAAAGTGTGCATTATCGGAAGAAGAGATAGATAGGCTAACTGTACAAGATCCTGTACGAGCAGAAACACTTACTCGATTACTCCTCGATCAACCAAACAGCGAAAAAGAAGATCCAATTGAGTGGGGATGGACATTACCTGGTTGGCGCAGAGTGATGGAGAATTGGGACTCCACAAAAATACATATTATTTTGGGCGGTAATCGCAGTTCGAAAACAACTTTCGCGTCTCGTATGCTTGTGCATTTAGCACAGGCAATACCAGAAGCAGAGATTCGATCCATGCATGTGAGTGAGGAGAGAAGTATCTCAGATTCCCAGCGTTACATATGGGAAAATCTTCCGGCACGGTACAAGAGAAGTAAGAAGAAGGGTGCTAATCATAGCTTACAATATACGCAGAAGAATGGATTCAATGCTGGTAAAGCAATCTTACCACCCACAGACCCTGACGCAGAGCGTGGTAGTACAATATACTTTAATAATTATCGGCAGTATATGGCAGATCCACAAATCTTTGAGGGATGGTCTGCACAT